ATGCTCTACGGTACGAAGGGCGAGGCTCCGTGGCGAGTTTGTTGGGGAGAAAGTCCCCGTCGCCGGTAGACGCGGATCACGACCTCCAGGCTTTCGCGCGCGAGCGCCGACAGCGAGATGCCGCGCGCTAGCGCGATCCGGCACGCCTCGTCGTAGGTCTCTCCAGACACCCGCGTCGTCACATCGTGCGCGTCGGCGGCGATCGGTGGCCGTCCGATGCGCTTCGGGGCGCTCACAGCAGGTGCTCCATCATGGCCGAGCCCACGTTCTGCACCGGCTTCTGCGTCGGCCATTCCCTCACGATCCAGTACCCGAGCGCCGATGACGCGTGGGTGATCGTCTCGCCGGATGGCTTGTCCTCGACCTCAGCGCCCTGCTTCTGGGTCGTCCGCTGCAGGGACCGCACGAGCGACCGCGTCGGACAGGTGCGGAACGGCGACCACTTCCGGATCCACAGCCGCGTCACCCCGTTCGCGTTCTTCAGCAGCCGATTGACCGCGGACAGCCGATCGCTGACGCCTGGATTCGCCAAGGGGACGCGTACATCGACCGGACCAGACACGGAGAGCCGTTCCGAGATGATGCTGTAGTTCGACTTGTGCGACTTGACGTGCCGCGCACGCCCGGTGGCGTCCCCGTAGACGTGGAACCCGGCCGGCCAGCTCGGATACTTCTCTAGCACGGCATCGCAGGCCGTGTCGATCGTCGCAACCTGCTTAGAGATCCCGTCGACGACGTGCGGCTCCGGCCCGTGCGGCCCGGCGACCACCTGCCCGATCACCCACTCCATCGGCGCGACGTTGAAATCACAGGTCAGCACCAGCGGCAGGTTTGGGTCCGGCGGCTGCACGTCTTCCGTCCAGTGCAGCGTGTCCCTGAACATGGAATAGGCCGGCTGGCCGTCGAGCACGACGCCCTTGCCGTGAACGAAGGCCTCGATCTCCTGCTCGGTCGCGTTCTCCTGCACCTGCGCCAAGTACTCCGGGTTCCGGCTCAGGAGCTCGCTGTTCTCGGTCAGCGACATGTCGTACCGCTTGTAACGTGCCGGCCGTTCCGGGTCGAAGAAGTAGTCCTGCATCCAGGAGAGATCGTCCGCGGTGCCCGCCGCCGCGGTCTGTCTGAGCTTCGCGCTCGGATGCCGCACGCGCGCCGTGGTGTTCCGCCACGCCCGCTGCGAGATCAGCGCCGGTTCGTCGACCAGCGCGCCGGCGACGTTGGGCCCCGCGATCCGCTTCGCATCCTCGGCGTCCGCCGCCGACTTGAACCAGATCGGCCCGCCGCCGAGCCAGGTGAACTCGTGTTGCGTCTCGTGGTAGTGATACTGATCCGGCGTCAGGAACCACGGCCGCCCGTCCTCGGTCAGTTCCTCGAGCTTTGGGAGCAGCGTCTTGAGGACGTGATCGTAGGTCGGGACGACCCAGATGAGCGGCAGCGGATGATTGATGGCCGACAACTTCAGGGCCTTGCCCCAGAGCGTCATGGTCTTGCCGCTGCCCCAGCCGCCGCAGAACAGCAGCGCCGCATCGGGCGTGTCGTCGTCGAAGAAGGCCTCCTGCGCGGTGTCCGGAATCGGTGCCCACCAGATGGCGATTTCCCGATCGACCGTGACGAGCTCGGCGCTCATCCCTGCTTCCGAAGCAGGACCGCGCAGTACGTGAACGGGTGCTCGTGCTCCGTCGGTGGCCCTGCGTAGACCTCGTGGGTGTGCGCGTGCGCGTAGAACCGATCGACCTCCACCATCCCGGGCGCAATCAACCGCTGCGCCAGCGACGTGTCCGTGTAGCAGCGCCAATGGAACGTCTCGAACGGCTCCGCGTTCGGCGTCCAGGGTACGTCGATGAAGGCGTAGCCGCCAGGCAGGAGCCAGCGTGCGATGTTCCTCGCGGCGAGGACATCGCCGTACGGGTCTTTCGGGTCGCCGTAGTAGCCAAGCCCGAAGTGCTCGATGGCGCCGAGGCAGGCGATGAGGCTCAGCGTCTCTGGCGGGTAGAGGTCCGGCGACTTCGCATCCTGGCCACCGAGCCGCCAGTCGAGGCCGTAGACCTCGAGCGTCGGGTTCTGACGGCGCGCCTGGTCAACCCAATCCTCCTCCGCGCAGCCGAGATCGAGCAGCACTGGACCGAAGGCGGCAGGTAGCGGCAGCGACAGCGGGCAGAGCTGACGCTCGATCATCCGCGTGAACAACAGCATCGACGGATCGCCGCCGGTGTAGGTCCAGACGAAGGGCACGGTGGCCGCCGACGTCTCGCTCACGACTGCGCCTCCGGCTTGTAGCGGCCACCGAACGTCACCCGCAGCGGTCCGCCGTCCTTGCCGGTGTGTTCGTGGCGTTCGATGAAGTCGCCCTGGCTCTTCCCGAGCAGCTCGGACGCCTTCAGCCGGTCGCGCCATGGCACCTTCGCAAACTTCCCCTTGCCGTGCAGGACCGACGTCCAGAACCGCTGCCTGGTCTCCCGACTGGCGACGAGGGCGTCTGTCTTCGCGCGGGCGGCGATGGCGGCCCGGACGTTGTTGCGCTTTGTTAACAACCGGCTGGCCATCGACCTGGCTGAGCGATGTGAGTAGCCGGCGATGAGGGCGGCCTTCGTAGCGTTGCCGGCCGCCTCGCCCATGTAGGCTTCGACGAAGCGCCGCTCGCGTTCGCTGAGGGGCCGCGCTGTCTTCGCGCTACGCGATGAGGACATGGGTCATTCGCCTGTTGAGGTCAGCCGCAGGATACGCCCGAAATGTTCCACATAGCACAGTCGTATATACAGATAGACTCGACGCCTACGCAGCGTAGACGCGTCGCGGGTGAATCGTCGTCTGAAAGCTCTCCCACCGATGACGACAGCGCGGATCCCGGCACTGATGCACGCGTCGACGATAGCCGGCGATCCGCTTCTTGCTGTCGACGACTCGCCCCAGCGAACCGCACCGCTGACACCGCTCGGGATCGGGAAGGCGTTTCATTGGTTGTTCGTCTCCTCGGTCTGCTGCGCTCCCTCGGACGCGGGAAGGGCGAGGGTGGCAGCTGCCTCAACAAGTGCCGCAGAAACTGCATCCGCCCAGTCGTGCGCGAGGCGCTTACGTCGATCGACCTTCCCCGATTGCCACGCCTGCGCCATCTCCAGCAACCGCTCCCGGAGGGCGGCGCGATCCCCTTCGACGTTCGGCGCCGCTTCTGGCCACGCCCCGTCGAACGCGGCCGAGACCTGCCGCCAGATCGCTTTGTCCCACGCGCTGTCGCTGAAACAGTCGGCGAGCGCATCTCGGACCGTCTGGCGGAGGGCGGCGCGATCCGCGGTCATCGGACACCGCCTTTCGCGACCAGTTGCAGTAATCGAAACTCCAGATACCGTAGAAGCGTGCCGCACGCCGCGATGGCCTCGACATCTTGTGTCAGCGTCACGTCGGCCGTTTCAAGTAGATTGCGGGCGAACGCGTCCAACTCGTCATGCGTCTCCTGAAGGCGTTTGCGATACGCGTCCCTCTTGCTCATGCGCGATCTCCTGTCGTGGCGTCCGGCGCTCGATGCTTCACGCGACATCCAGGCGTGCCTCGTTCGCAGACGCGGCTAACGTGCGCTTCCTTGTGGCACGGCGTGGCGTCCTGCGGGAGAGGGGAGGCGGCCAACCCTGCGATCTGCCTGAATCCGAGCGCACAGAACGGGGACTCGGCAGCCTTGACCGCGCAATCCGTCGCCAGCGCAGCGATCTCCTTCAGCGCCTGCTCCAGCCGCTCCCGCTGGGTGCGTTCGGCCTCCAAATCGCTTTCAAGTTTGCGCCGCGAGAACAGCTTGCGCTCAGCGATCTCGTCTCGCTCCCGTTCCGCCTGCTCGGCTCTAGCGGTGGCTGCCTCCGCGGCCTTCTCGTGCTCCTGCATCTCAGCGTAGAGGGTCGTCCGCACGGCTTCCGTGTTGCGCGTGGCCTGTTCGGCTCTGGCTGTCAGCGTGGCAATCTCGGCCTGCTGCGCGTCGAGGGCGGCCAAGAGATCCTCAACGTCAGACCACTGCGCGTTATGCTCCGGGTCGAGCACGTTGAGTGTGTTCGCACGATGCGCCAACTTCACGACTTCCAACCGGGCGCGGATCGCCGCGATCGCCTCCGGGCTGGGCGGCTGGACAGGATCGATCATCAGATCACCTCAGAGGAATACGAAGAATCTGTCGCGGAGCCGCACGCCTGATGTTCCTCCACGTTGGTGAGCCGCGCGGGGGCGGACTGGAGCGATTCCCACGCTGTCAGCGCACGACGCTGCAGCCCGCGCATAAGCCCCTGACGATGCGCGACGGCCTTTGTGTATTGCTCGTGAACGGCCTGCCGTTGGCGGCACGGCTCGCACCATTCCGACATCGACGGCCGACGCTCGCCGTACGGCGTCTCATGAACGACGCGCCAGCATGGCGGTTCTGCTTCGGCGGTGCAATGCCCGGAGTCGTCGTACTCGGCTTCGCACTCGTGTTCGCACCGGAACGAAGCACGGAGACCACGCAGTCGATTCGCTTCTCGCCGCGCCTGATTCCACTCAATCGCCGCTTCTGCGACGTAGGCGCACGCGCCGTCCGATGGTTTCATCGTCACGATTCCTCTCAGTCGGTCGGCGCGGTAGCGCGCTCAGTCGGAAGGGTCACAGGCTCCCCAGTTCGCGTAGCCTCGTCGGTCTTTTGTTCTTCTCCCTGTGGGATCTCTGCTAAGAGGGAGGCGAGCTGTTGCTGAAGCTGCTGCCGCCTGCCGAAGTTGAACGCCTCCTGCAAGCGCGTCAGCGCGGCCTCGTGGTCCAGAAACTCGCGCTTGCACACGTCGTAAGTGTCCTGCGCGTCCTTCGCCACCGCCAAACGCATAAGCAGGAATCCGTAAGAACTGCGGATCTCGTCGGCGTCAGCCAGAATCTGTTCTACCGCCTGGATCCGCTCTCGCCAGCAGGGAAGGGTCACGGCCGTCACCCGATGTTGAGCAGCGCTGGATTCAGCACGCCGCCGGATTCGTTCGCGCGCTCACCTTCGTCTCGGATCTGCGTCTTGAGGTTGTGCCAGCGCCGGAGCTGGTCGCCGTGCTGCCAGCACTTCGCCAAGATGGACACCGCGCAGCCGTACATGAACCCTGTGATGCCTTCCGTGTCGGCTTCGGAGGACGTCGCCTCCGCGATGCTCTCCAGTGCCGAGCCGTTCGCGATGTCGAGTTGCATGAGCCGCGCCCACTGCTCGGCGTACGTCATCACCGCGCCGCCGTAGCCGTCCTTGTTGGCGTCCTTGCTCTTTTGCCATGCGTCGGCATCCAAAAGCGCCAACGGCGGCGCTTGCGCCAGTCGCGCGTCCGTGGCTGATTTCTTCTCTGCCGCACGACGGGCGTACACGGCGTCATCCGCCGCGCGCCGCGCTTCGTTCTGCGCCTCGATTTCGGCGTCGTGCGTGAGGTCGGCAGACGTCAGCGTGTGCGCTGGATTCGGCCCGATGACCTTATCGATGTAGCCGCGAAGCGCCCGATTCCAGTCACGGTAGATCAGTTCGTGATTCGACTCGGCGTCCACCGTCACCGTCACGCCGTTGAAGTCGAACGCGATCGCGCGCTTCTCGCTTGTCGCCTTCTGAATAGCCTGCCGGATCGTCTCCCCAATCTCGCACCCAGCGTAGACGTCGAACTTGCCGTCCTTCTCGTCGAACAGGTTGTCTCTCATGCGCTCACTCCTTGACCGGATACGCGTAATTCGTCATCCCGGCAGATACTCGAACTCGATCCGGGTCACCTCGTCATCCGGCAAGCACGGCCGACTCGGTTCAACGAGCACGCCGTCCGCGTAGAGCGCCGGCCAGCGATGCGACGCGCAGAACATCGCGACGAACGCGGCCGGCGTGAGGTCCGGGAATCCCTCGCGCAGGCACTCGGCGCGCCCGTAGTCTAGGTCCGTCGTCATCCGGTCGAGCCGCTCGCGGCGCACGTCGACGAAGGCGATCGGCCCACCGATCCGCGCGACGGTCTCGCCCTTCTTTAGGCCCTGGCCCTTCTCGATTGGCTGCGCGGATTCGCCGACCGTCGCGTGCGTCCAGCCGAGGCGCCGCGTGACCGTCTTCGTGCGGGCCTGGACCTGCGCGGTCGTGAGGGCGAAGGACATCATCCTCACGCCGCCTCTCCGTTCTGCCGGCGCCGGATCAGATCCTGCCGCCTGACTTCATTCAACCGGCCCCGCTCGAAGCCGCGCCCGATCAATGCCTTCACCAGCGCCAGCGCGCGGGCCGACAGTTCCCGCTCGAACTCCGCCGGGATGAGATCGGCGCAGGCCGAAACGGCGCGCGTCATAGCCGACCGGTGCCGGCGATCAGCCGCGATCCGTGCGCCCTTCACGGCGCCGGCGCGCCGCTTGACGCTCCCCGCCGGCGTGACGTGCTCGTGCGGTCTGATGCCGCGCGACGCCTTCCAGTGCCAGGCGCACCGCTTCGAGCAGGTGCGCCGTCGGGCGAGGTGCCACGCGTCACGATCGGTGATCGTGCCGAGGCAGTGCGGCTGTCCGACGCGCGGGCAGGGCTTCGAGGTCATCAGCTGTTCACCAGGAAGCCGCTCCCTGGCGCCAGGCTGGAGCCGATGTGGCCCGAGCTGACGGCGACCCCGCCACCCTGCCGCCGGATCGTCCCGTTGTCGACGACTTCCAGATCGAGCTCGCGCGCTTCGCGCCCGGCGTCGCGCCACCGCTGCAGCTGCCCGTCGAGCGTACCCGCGGGCGGCGTCGCCGCTTCGATCCGGCGCAGTCGATTGGCCTCGTCTGGGTCGGGCGCGTCGTCCACGTCGAGCGCCTCTTCGACGATCGGCTCGGTGTCTGCGGGCATGTCAGGGCGCCTCCTTCGCCGCTTTGCGGCCGGCCGGCGTCATCGACCAGCCATCCTCGTCGCTGACGATCAAGCCCTGCGTGCGCAGTCGCGTCAGCGTGTTGCGGACGGCGGTATCGTGCTGCGTGGCGCTCATGCCGCCGGCGCGCGGAACTCCTGCCCGCAGCAGCGACAACGCCTTCGTCCCGCCTGCGATCAGCTGTAAGATCGCGGCGCGACGCGCGAGCACATGGTCGTCGACCTGACGCGGCGCGCGCGGATGCGGTGTCGCCGCGACCGTGACCGTTCGATGCCTGCCGTTCGGTGACGGTCTCGGTTCGGCGTTCGACGCGACGCCCGCAACCTTCCGAAGTGCCGCGATCGCCTCGCGCGTGGCGTCGAGCTGCGTCTCCAGCGACCGCTCCGTCTGCTCCAGCGTGGCGATCGCGTCCGTCAACGACGATGGCTGAGACCCGCCCGGCCCCCCGGTGGGGGGGGGCGGGGCTCGGGGGGGCGCCG